CTGCTGCTCCGCGCCGCCAAATCGCCGGTCGCGCAGCACGCTGGCAACCTGCTCGGAGAGCGCGCGGTCCGCCGCGAGCGCGCGATGCACTTCATTGAAAATATCTTCGCCGATCCGCCGCGCCGCGCCCTCCGCCACTCCTTCGGGCATCACACGCGCCAGCGTCTCGCCGATCGACCCGCGCACGTCGCGCGCGACGGCATCGTTCGTAGCCCGCTCAAACGCAACGTACGCCGCAGGATCGAAGGCCGGTGACTGGTGATTCGTGATTTGTGATTCGTGATTCGCGGCTGGTGAATGGCGATTCGTGGCTGGTGATTCGTTCAACCCTGGCTGTGGCGATTTGCTGTAGCCCGGGTCTTTAGACCCGGGTGTTTCTCGCGCATCAGCGGGAACTTCCCCGCCTCTGAAGTGGCGGGCTACAGCAGGATTCCCTGCCTCCCTGCCTCCTGCCTGATTTCCTCCTGACTGACTGCCTCGCGTTCCCATCCCCGCCAGCACCTTCGCCGCTTCGGCAAACATGGACCGAAACGCCGCAGGATTCGCGCGCGCCAGCTCCGCCACCACTTCCGACTGCGCCCGCGCATCCCCGGAAAAAATCGCCGCGTCGATCCTGTCCACGGACTGCGTCGCCTCGCGCAGCGTCAACACATCCTGCACGCCGCCGGGCAATAATTCCTTGATCGCCCGCGCCTCCTCCGGAGAAGTAAACGCCGCGCGAAACTCCTGATGCTCGCGCCAAAGCTGCTGCGCCTCGCCGCCATGCTGAGGATCCGCCGCCAGCGCCTGCATCCACGGAGGCATCACCCCAGTGGCACAGGCTTCAGCCTGTGTGCTTTTCGCGTCCCCCGCCACAGCCGCCCCGCCTGCCTCGGTACCGCCATTCTGTTGCGCAAGCGAAGGCGACTCGATCCCGAGAATCATTTCATCCGTCAGGTACGCCCCGCCCGCCGCGCCATCATTCACCGCGCCAGCCGCAGGAGCTCCCGCCCCGCCTTGCGCTACATCCGTTCCGGCCCAATCCAGATCCACTTGCAATCCACTGCTCATCGTTCTCTCCTCATCGAGTGCGTGGCGCGATTACCGAAAGTCAAGTGCTCAACACAGAGGACACAGAGAATCACAGAGGGGCACGGAGAAATTCAGAACATCACAAAATTGGCCGGCGCCGCAAAATTCTTCTGCTTCTTCTCTGTGCCGCCTCTGTGTCCTCTGTGTTAATTCCTGCTTTGAACTCCAGCCAGCAAGCTCACTCATCCGCCGCAGATCCCGCCGCGCCGCCGCCCTGCGCGACATACGCCAGCCCAATCGCCCGCAGATGCGCCTCCGCGTGCGCGCGCACGTTGGCAAATCCGGCGGGGTTTTCCATGCGCGCAATCTGCCCCGCGTCCGAGTTGGCCCAGCGCCGGCATTCCTCGAGCTCAACCACGTGATTGTCGAAGAGGAGGTCGATGGGCACGGATGGTGTTAGGACCGACCCTTCTTTTGTCTTGTCATTCCGAGGGCGGTCTGTGCCCGAGGAATCTCTCTGTCTCTGCATCTCGCTGGCATCCGCGATCGAAGAGAGATTCCTCGCTTCGCTCGGAATGACAGACGTGTAGACTGGGGCGCCGGCCAGCAAAACATCAATCTCGCGCAACTGTTTGTTGCGCGAATCTTCTCCCGGCACGACCAGTTCCGACAATCCGAGCACGCCTTTTACGAAGCCGATGTTGGACGGATCGGCGAGCGCCTGCTGGATCATCGGATCGGACGACGCCATCAGCTGCTGCACCACGGCGCGCTGCTGCGATTTCAGGCGCGGAAAAGTTTCGTCGCTTTCGGGATGCGCCTGGATGTTGCCCTTCAAATCGGCGAGGCGAATCCAGCGCGACTCAAATTCGCCGCCCGGCCCGAGAATGGGAATCTCCGCATCCTCGGGACGATTTTTGCGGAAGCAATCCACGGAAAGCAGCATCACGTCCGCGTAAAAAGTTTTCAGCCGACGCCACACGAGGCCCAGGCGGCCGAGCGCCTGGTCGCGCGCCATGGCGTAGCCCGACGCGGTTTTCACCGATTCCATTTCGCCGCCAAACACGGCGGGAAAAAGCCCCGTCAAGAATTGCGAGACCGGGCCCATCAATTCCTGCTGGTGGCGCACCAGGTCAGGCGGCACTTGCGCCGGCGCGGGCTGAAAAAATCCCGCCGACAGCGGCTGTCCGGGCCGCGCGCGTGCGGGATAATGCGCCGCGGGCTCGGCGGTTTGATTCGCGAGCGCGTCGAAATCGAGCACCTGCGGATCGGCGTAAATCGGCGGGATGCCGTACTCGTAGGTTTCCGCCTGAATGTTGGAGAGCGTGTTGTAGCGCTCCTGAATCTGCACCAGCGAATCGCCCACCGACGGCCGGTTCTGTCCGTCACCTGGAAGCGCGTGCATCACGCGCCAGCGGTCGTCCATGGATTCGTTCCGCGATTCGCAGTAGGTGTCGCCGGCATAGGCGACGTAGCAGCCGTCGGGAAACAGCGCCAAGAGCGCGTCGCGCACGCTTTTGTCTTCGATGGCGTAGAACGACCACGGCCGGATCCACGTCCGCGAGAACGTAATTAAATTAAAGAGCGCGTCTCCGGGATGCGTCGTGGGCAATCCCTGCGCGATAGCCACGCGCGTGGCCCGCGCGTAAACTTCGTCCGCCGTTTGCGGCCCGCCCATCTGAATTTTGTCCGCCGCATGCGGGTAACTGGCCTTCAACTTCGCGCGGTGCACCTCCATCGACCATTGCAGATACGGATACTCGTGCATCTCGTTGGCCCACACCGGCGTATTCAACTCGAGTCCGCCGACCACTGAAATTACTTCCTGCCCTTTGGCCACGCGCCGCACGCCGGTAATCAGCGGCACCGCCACGCGCGGAGCCGGCTTGAAATGTTCCGGCCCGAGCGAGGCCCCACAGTTCCGGCAGAGCACAGGAGGAAGCAGGGACGGGGTGGCCGCTGACTGGTGACTAGTGACTGGTGAATCGTTCAACCCAGGCTCCGCCGAATTGCTGTAGCCCGGGTCTTCAGACCCGGGGGTTTTTCGAGCATCAGCGGGAAATTCCCCGCCTCTGAAGAGGCTGGCTACAGCAGAATTCGCTGCCTCCTGGGCTCCTTCCTCCGCGCTTCCTGCCTCCGCGCCTACCGTTTGCTCCGCGCCGCACTCGGGGCACACGTAGGCGTCATCGCCTAGCGGGACGTAATGTTCCTCGATCACCGGCTCGTTGTGCGAACCGAATCGCTGCGCGTCGGCCACGTAACGCACGTAGCCGCCGATTTTTCCGTCCGTCCACAAATAAAACGCCACGCCGGTGAGCAAATGCTGCACGCGATTATTTTGCTCGACCAGATCGCACACCTCGGAAGCCGCGCGCGCCGCCGTGATGTCTCCGATCGACTGCGCCGACTGCGGATAAAATCGCGTCGCCGGAACATCCTGGCTGAGGATGGAAATAAACGAGAGCCCGAAGGCCTGATACAGATTGGTGACGAACTGGTAGCGCGGCATTTCCGCCGCGGCGCTGTCATCGTAAATTTTCGATTCATACGGCAGGTGCCAGGTCATGTCCTGCGGATTCCACCAGGCGTATTGCAAGCCCTGCCAGAACAGCCGCGCCTGGCGGATGCGCCGAATTTCGTGCCGCCGCGCGACGATTCCCTCTTCGCGATATTGCACCACGAGCTCGCGCAGCGCGTTCACCAGATCGGGGCGCAGCTCCTCAAGCCGCTCGTTGTTCGGCCCCAGCGCCTGCTTCGCCAGCGCTTCCTGCGCGGACGCCGCCGCCTGCTTGCCATCAATCCCCAGCGGCGCGCGCGCGGCCCCTGATGCGCCCTGCGCCGGCTGCGCGCCATCGAGCGGCGCTACGCTGCCGTCGTTCGGCGGTTCCGTCTCGCCATTCAAGAGGGCGATGTCATTCAAATTGTTCGTCTGATTCATCATGGTTTCGCGGTTCACGCATGCTGTGCGAATTGGTTTTAAGTAGCGCAGGCTTTACAGGCTGCGGAAAAAGTGCTTTCTTGTCATCCCGAGCGAAGCGAGGGATCTGCTTTTCTTCGCCAAACCCGGGAAAAAGCAGATTCCTCGGGCAAACCCGGCCCTTCGGAATGACACGTTGCGACTTTTTCCTCAGCCACTTTAGCCTGTGCGGTTTGATTCAGGCACGATCCATTGTGCTTGCCAGTGACAGCCTTGGGCGCACCAAAACCCACGGACTGAAGCCTGCGCGCAGTTGACGTTGCCAGGCAACTAGGATAGAAGGGGACAGTCATCGGCCCCCGCGCGCTGCAACTACAGCCGCTCACTCTCAAACAAAACAGGAGGTACTCATGCTTGGAGGATTGCTGTGGTGGGCTATCGTCGGTTTGATCGCCGGTTTTCTGGCCGGAAAAGTAATGAAGGGCGGCGGCTTCGGCGTGCTGATGGACATCGTCATCGGCATCATCGGCGCCTTGATCGGCGGATGGGTATTCGGCCTGCTGGGAATTTCCGCCGGCGGCCTGATCGGCTCGATCATCGTGGCTTTCGTGGGCGCCTGCATCCTGCTCTGGCTGGTGCGCCTCATAAAAAAAACCTGAAGAACTTGGACGCGGGCTTCTCCGTTTGGGGAGAAGACCATTCGATTTGAACGATCATTAGATTTGCACGATCATTCAATTTGAAAGATCATTCGATTTGAAAGATCATCAGATTTGAAAGGTCATTCGATTTGAAAGATCATTCGATTTGTGGGTCATGCCTTCAGGCATGACATGAAGCTCCGTCCCTTAGGGGTTTTAACCCCTGGGGTTTTGTTTATTTCTCCGCCGCACTCTTCCCCGCCGCCATTTCCCTTTCGCGCGCGATCTGCGCCCAGGTGCGCCGCCGCACCGGAGGAAGGCCCACCACGCCGCGCCGCGGGTCATCCTCGGGCGAAATCGGAGGAAAGCCCGCCGTGCCCAGCAGCGAATTCACCAGCGCGCGATTTTCCGCGCGCAGCCGCGCCGTTTCTTCCTCAAGCAGCAGCACGTACCGCGAGCGCAGGTGCCGCGCCAGCCACGCTATGATTGTTCGCCACATGGTTTCGAGCATGCTCTGCCTTAAATTAAGTGGTCTGAGTAGGGACGAGATTCAGGCACCGAGTGGCGCAGCCTTCAGCCTGTGGGTTTTGGTTATAGCAAGCCGCGATAGCCTCTTAACCAACTACCACAGGCTGAAGCCTGCGCCACTAGTTTCCTCGCCTTCCACCCGCGCCACAACTTTATTGCTGGGCTCCATCAATACATGTTACATTGTCACTAATCATGACATTGTACCAGCGCAGCGGGCAGAGATGATGCGGATGAGCGCGTACGTTCTCATGGCCAATCACGTCCACATCTTGTGGACGCCCATGATTCCGTTAGAGAAAATCACGCACCAGATCAAAGGCGCGACAACGCACCAGGCCAATCTCATCCTCTCGCGCGCCGGCAACCGGTTCTGGCAAGATGAATCGTTCGACCACTGGATTCGCAATCCCGGCGAGTGACAAAAGATTCGCGCGTACATTGAAAACAATCCGGTCGCGGCGGGCCTGGTTGCGCGCCCGGAAAACTGGTTGTGGTCCAGCGCTTCGCGTCCGATCGTCTGAGTTGCCGGCCTGAGTGGCGCAGGCTTCAGCCTGTGGATTTTTGTTATAGCTAAGCTCGATGTCCTACCACCCAAACCCCACAGGCTGAAGCCTGCGCTACGCAAATCGTGCGCTACTTACCAACTTTGGGGGCGCCATCTTTTTGGCACGACCGGCGCTACTCTGCGCTGCTCTTCCGCGGAAAATTTCTTTAGCCAGATGGCGCGCGACGTGGGGTCCACCGCGGTGATGCGCTCGGCGGCAAGCACTTCAGCCGGCGCTCGGCCGGGCTCCAGCGCGGACTTCAGGCCGTAACGGGCCGAGTCGGCAGGATCGTCGCCGTCGCACTTCAGCGTGTCCTCGACGTTGGCGGGATCGCGCGTGAGCGTGGGCAAATTTTCGATCAAGCGCGGGCAATTTTCGGCGATCAGCCAGTGATTGGATTCGAGCGCCTGGTACATCAGCATCCATCCGCCCACACGATCGTTATCCGCGGGAGAGGGGCGCGGCAGGCCTGCGGCGGCCAGGCCGTCGCCCAATTGCTCGGCGATGGAAGCGTCGGCGGTGCGCTGCGCGAACGCGTCCGGCGAAAGATAAACGTCGCGGATGCGCTCGGCGCGGCCGAGGCGGTCGATGCTGCGTTCGGCGATGGCTGCGGCGAGCATGCGCGGCGAGAGCCGATTCTGCACGAATTCGCGGTAGGTCACCACCACGCCGTCGTTGCGCGTGGCGTGCCAGTAGACCGCGCTGGGGTGCTCGAATCCCCAGTCGATCGAAATCCAGCGCGGCGTCCACGGCTCCAGCTGCACTTGCTCGGCGCGCACCGTGTGCCGCTCCCGCGAAAAAATATCGAAGTATTGTCCGGCGTAGACGTCCCACTCGCCGTCCAGAAACGCGCGGCGCAGCGCCTCGGGCAATTGCCCGAGCGTTTTCTTGTATTCGTCGTCGTGCGCGAAGTACGGATTGTCCGCGATCGTGGCGTGAATAAATTCGTAGTCGCCGGGATCGTACTGCTCGGGACGATCCATGCCCGGAGCGGTGACGCAATCGACCCACAGCGCCTTGACCCAGGCGTGCCCGATGTTGCCGGGATTGGTCGCGCCGGCCATGCAGGGCTTCGCGCCTTTGATGCGGCAGCGATTGCGGCTGGTGAGAAACTGCCACTGCTTCAAAGTGAAGTGCGTGAGTTCGTCCACGCCGATGAATAAATATTCGGCGCCCTGGTAACGGTAAACGTCGTTCTCGTTTTCGCAATAGCCAAAGCGCGTCGTCGAGCCGTTCAGCCAGGTGACGGTATGTTTTGACTCGTTATATTTTTCGTACAC